TCCATTGCAGACACGTCTACTTCAAACACTTTACAAGTTCTTCCAAATAGAGGATTGTTTTCTATGGACGCTGATAGGAAGGTATCCGATAATGCATTGTCCGATGAAACTTTAATTATAGTATATGATGATGGTGGAGATAGTTTTGATGTAAAAGATAGCAATGCTTGGGCAACTGCAGAAATATCTTTAGATACGTCTCATCCAGTTTTTTATTCATCTGATGGGATATTAAGAGTTGGTGACGGAGCTTTAACGGAAAACGGCAAATGGTATGGATATATATCTGGTGCAAAATTTGATGGACTAAATGCTGATTCAGCGGATATAAATGATTGGATTTCTACAAATCAGGTTATTTCAACTCCAACAACTGGGGTATGTTTAATATCTGACCCAACCGTTGGTTCTGATGGGAATACAGTTAATTCTACAAATTCTGAATATGATGGTAATATAGCGGATGCAAGTGGGACTCATGAACCTCTTGTTCATTCAGCAGTTAATTTAAGAGTTGGAGTTCAAAATACAACAGTGTTTGAAAATGATGCTACTTCATGGTCAAGAAATTCATCTTCCCCACTTAATGCTACCTTGTCAGAACCAGCGGAAACAGATATATATCCAGCTTTAGGAAATAATGTTTTAAAATTCGTAGGAGATTCAAACGAGACTTATAATACCATTGAATTAAATAATAATGATGGTGGAACTACTCTGTCTTATACTATAAATGAAAATCAATGTTTAATATATGCTGTAAACATTAGTGAAGCAGAGTTAGAGAAATTAAGTTATTTTTCATTAACCATATCAACGGGGTCGGGATATTTGATATGGGAACATTCTTCAGAAGATATGGTTGCAAATTGTTGGAATTTTTTAGTTTGTAATAGAGATAATTTTTCGCTACAAGATGGAGAGACTGAATTAGATTCTACATTTAAATCGTTTATTATAAGAGCGCAACAAAAATTTGGAGGGTCCTATGGAACTGGAAATGCCAGTAATGACGCACCTGATTTTTATTTATGCACTCCAGTTTTAGCAACTAACCCTAGCTTAGAAGGTTATCAATCAGGTGTATATACTTTTCATCATACATATTTATATGACGATAGCAAACAAGAATCATTGCCAAAAATATTTGGAGATGTTCCCGACACAGCTTTTGAACCTAATAAAGTAAATATAGTTGGAGGTTCAGTTCTTTTTAGTTTTGACGCTTATGTTCTTCCTTATAATAACGCAGGAACACCGGCTTATTCTTTTAATAAAAGAATAGTTGGTTCTAGATTGTATTATAAAGTTGAAGAAAATGATAATTACTTTTTAATAGGTGAATTAGATTTTGTTAATAATGGATTTAAATGGCTTCCAGAATCGGATACTTTAGATTATTCAATGACTAACAGTAACCATGCTTCTGGTATATTAGCAAAAGCAGCTTTAATAAAAGACATCCTTCCAGAAACTTCAAATGTAATAGACACATTTAAAAGCATTAACGGATTTAGCACTGAAGTGTCAAGTTTAGAAGCTAAGTATAAAACAGCAGTTGTTCATGGAAGAAGAACTTATATAGGAAATATAAAGCAAGATGGTGAAAATCATTCCGATAGGATGCTTAAAAGCAGAATAAACAAATTTGACACATTTCCTTCTAAAATGGGATTAGTCGATGTAGCAATAAGGGATGGTGAAAGCATAGTCAAACTAGAAGCGTTTGCAGATAGAATTTTACAATTTAAACAAAAAAGTTTATATGTTATAAATGTATCAGAAAATATTGATTTCTTAGAAGATGTGTATAGAAATAAAGGATGCGCATTTGATTACCATGTTACTAAAACAGATTATGGTATTGCTTGGTTTAATGCTTTTGGTGTTTATTTATTTGATGGAAAGTCTGTAAAGAATCTTTTAGAAAAAGATGGTATGAGAATTATAAGTGAATCTGATTGGGAGGCATTTATTACTGATGGGGAAGATGGAAGCTCTGATGATATTGATATGTCATCTGCTCATATAGGATATATAGCAAAAAGAAGACAATTGTTAATTAAAAATGAAAATTCAGATGTTTTCATATATGATTTAGTATTAAGAGCTTGGACTAAAGGAATTGGTAAAATTACAGTTTCTACAAATATGACAAATTTTGCTTTAGATTCAGACCAAGATTTATTTTATGTAACAGATACAGATTCTAAAATAAGAACTTGGAATCCAGATTCTTCAGCATGTAGTAATTTTTTATATATATCAAAAGATATTGATTTTGGCGAACCTGCAATAAGAAAAAAGATTTATAAAGTATATATTACTTATAAAACTGGAGCAACAACTAATGTTCAAGTTAAATACGATGTTGATGGAGGAATTACTTTTAATAAAACATTTCAAGACGGAACAAATTTCGCAAGTAATATATTAGCTAATGCTGGTGGAGGAGCATGGACTCAAGCTGTTTTAAAACCATCAACATCAACCGAAGCAAATAATATATATTCTTTTGCTTTAAAATTTTCATCTACTGGAACTGGCCCTGAAGTTACTCGAATAAAATGCGTAGCGGATGTTTCGGATAGTTTAAATGGTAAATATTTTGATATATATGGAGCTGGCGGTAAAACTGAAGTTTGGATTGATACTGACAATAGTGGAACATCAGCCCCAAGTGGAAGTGGTAGTTATGCACAGACTATTGAAGTTACTGAAATTGAAACTAACGATAGTGCTGAAGCTGTTGCAATAGCTGTAGCTGAAGCTGTTGGAGACCATGCTAATTTTACAACAAGAGTTGAAGGTGAAACTGTAATTATAACAGATGCTGCCTCTGCTAGTAGAACAAACGCATCCGATGGAGATACTGGTTTTACAATAAGCATAGATAAAGAAGGCGGAACAAGCTCTGTACCTGCCACATTTGAAATTAATGATATTAGTATTGTTTATAGAACAAAAAGTATAAGATAATGGCTTTAACTAGAGAAGAAAGAAAACTTTTACATCAAAAATCAAAACAACCTACTTTTGGTTCTGGAAAACCTGATTCTATGGAAGGGTTTGAAGGGGATGTTTCTTATAGAAAGGTAGAAGGTTCTGGAACAGTTCAATATTTAAAACAAGATGGAGATTGGAAAGCAATATCGTCTTCAGGTGAAATGCCAGCAGTTAGAACAGTTGGAAGTTCTTCTATTTTTTCAAGTGGAGGAGTTTCCAGTCACAGCGATTTAAGTAATTTATCAATAGATGACCATCCTCAATACCTTCTTATTAATGGCTCAAGAGCAATGTCAGGTGATTTAAGTTTGGCAGGTGGAGACGGGGCTTTGACATTTACAGCTGATAATAGTTCTATAAAAATACCAGATGACAAAGCAGCTAGTCTTGTTGTAGAAGAAGCTGATACTGCATATTTAACATTTGTCACTACTAATGGTGGTGAAAAAATAACAATTGGTAAAAAATTAGAAGCTGGTTCTGTAGAAATAGAAGGGACTGCATTTGATATAAATGGTGGAGCAATAGATGGAACTGCTATAGGTGCAAATTCGCATACTACTATAAAAGGTACTACAATAGATGCAACAACAGATTTTACAATAGGTGGATTAGTTATTACTGATGGTGCTATTGACGATACTGGTACTTTAGTTATAGATGGAGCAACAGGAGTTAATATACAAGAAGGTGGGACTAATGTTATTAATATAGATACTAATAAAGATATATTTTTCCATGCATATGCTCAGTCATTATATAATAATTATGCATTAAATAATAAAGCAGATAATTATCACTTCACTACTGGAAAAGATGACTATGACCAAAATTATTCAATACTAGCAGTAAGCGTAGTGTCTTCATCTTTCAATACAAGTTATGGAGCTTAGCAATGGGCAAAACAGATGCTATAGAAGTGGTTAAATATATAAAGTTTCCAGACAGACGATTAATTTCTGGATTTTTAACTGTTAATGTTGTTAGCCATAACGACAATGATTCATTAGATGATGCAAGCGATGAATACTTTACTGGATTTGGAGGTGGTGAGCATTTTGAAACAACGTATCCTTTTAATGGGAATGCTCCTAATGACCCCGATAGAACTGGATTAAAACATTCATTTGGTGATTATGATTGTTTATTGTTTTGGGTTGCTGGTGGAATGACATTACACGCTCCATCTTTTACTACGAGGATGACTCAAAGCGATTTAGAAAGTGGTGGATTTTTAGATAACGCTAGTGGTCCTGCAAGCTGGGAAGACAATACTGGAAGTCCTTCAGATGCTTATGATAGTAACGAACATTGGTTTTTATCATCAAATGTTGTTCATCCTTGCCAGCATTTTTTAAAATCTCATTTAATAGCTAGGACTAATAATGGTTATGGACATATAGCAAATACATCAACTACTAATGCATATTATAAAATACCAGCTATAAAAACACATCAATTTGAATATGACGATAATAACTCTACTACTGACAACGTACAAGGAGATGCTACTAATTCTACTCCCGGCAGTAGAAAGGGAAATAATTATAGATATGTTGTTAG